ACAATTTAGGGGTGGCGGTCAGGGACGAAACAACGGCAACCGATAACGCTTCGCGGGTCATTCTCATTCCGCTTGTTGATAAGGTGGTCGAGTAGTGACTTGGCTTAATACGTCGGTACAATCTGGTTTTGCTCGGTCGGCATCGGAGGCGATGTTTCCGAGGTTATTTCCCGATGTTCTGTGGTTGTGTCCGTCGCTTAATCCTGCAATGGGCGGGACTCGATTGTGGGATTTTAGCGTTCGCCAAAGTTGGGGGGTTATGAATGGGTTTACCGGGGCAAGCTGGCAAACCAGTTTCGGAAAATCTGCACTTAATTTCACTGGCTCTGAGTACGTCGATTCGATTTCAGATTCGCCATACCGAAACGGATGGGCGGTATCTATTTGGGTTAAATCGTCATCGGCGGCATCAAATACGAGAGTGGCTTTTGGGATCGGCAACAGTTCTTCTGTTCCTGATTTCGGTTTGTTGCCAAACAGAAATGGGACGGTGCAAGTCTATTTGCCTGACGTATATCGAGATTCTGGAATCGCATCGAGCACAAACTGGACGCATGTAGCCATGATTCGCGGACAGTCTACCAGCGGCACTTTGGTGGTTAACGGCAAAGTTTTTTCTGCGAATGCGAATACTTCAGCAGGGGGTGCATTAACTATTCGCATTGGAAACTGGGGCAACACGACGGCGAGTTCGAGTGGCTACCAAGGGCTGATCGATGATGTTCGGTTGTTCGGGCCTTGGTTAGGTGTTCAAGATGCGATTGATATTTATCGCATCGGTCGCGGTAACATGCCGTTGCGACGCAGGCGAAGATACACGGAACAAGCGGCGGGCGGAAACAGGCGTAGGCGAGTCTTACTAGGAGCAGAGTGCTAATGAAGGGACTTAAGCAATCGACGGTAGCAACTGTAATCGTTGGGCCTGTTCTCGACTCGACCGGCGCGGCGGTTACTAATGCTGTCGTCGGTGATTTTCGGCTAGCCAAGAATGGTACAGTTGCGACGCTTAGTGGTGCGACGGTTACGCATGATGCAAACGGTTATTACTTGATCGCTCTGACGACAGGCAACACTGACACAACGGGACGCTTGGTTCTAACTTCGGGCAATACGGCTCACTCGATGGCGAGCCATCATTGGAGCGTTCTACCGGCTTCGGTGTTTGATGCTATTTATACCAATGCAACCAACTCGACGGGAGGCTTAGCAACAGCCACAGGAACGATCACGGCTTTTGCAGGAGCGATCAGTACGTTCGCAGGTGGAGCGGTCGCTAGCGTTACCGGCGCAGTCGGAAGCGTGACAGGCTCGGTCGGCTCGATCAGCGGCGTGACGTTTCCGGCTAACTTCAGCAATCTCATTATCACTTCTAGCGGGGCGATTGGAGAACTGGGGCCGTCGGCTCTTGCTGCCAATAGCCTTAACGCTGAGATTGCTCAAGCGGTTTGGAACTCATTGACGACTGCAACCTATACTAATCAATCCTTTGGCGATCGGATTTTGATATCGAACAACAACACCCGAGAAATCAGCGTTACCGGAAGCGGTCACGCTGCGGCGGTTCTTCACGATGCCGAACCTAATTCGATTCCCGAAGATGCTTTCGTATCGGGTGCGGTTTCGGCTAGGGCTTTGGCAGCGGATGCGGCTACAGAGATTGCTACGGCGGTGGCAGCTACTCAGGCCCTAAGCAGGCTCGATAGCATGATCGAGGACAATGGAGCTGGGCAATTCCGATTCGATACGATCGCTTTGGAGATGGCCCCTGCGGGAGGCGGTGGCGGTGGAACGGATTGGACAGCCAACGAGCGAACCGCTATCCGGTCGATCCTCGGCATACCAACGAGCGGGACAACGCCAACGGATCCAGCGGTGGGCATCTTGGATGAGATTCGGGACGACATCAACGCAATTGGTATCAATGTCTATCCTGTCTCGGCATCAACTCCTGAACGTGTTCAAGGGACTACACTGACCTTCTATCGCAACGAGTCTCGATCAGTTAGCGTTGTGACTGACTTTACGTTGACATCCTTGACGCTTCAATTTACTGTCGAAGATCAAGACGGCGTTGACGTTTACACTCTGGCTAATGGTTCGATTACTCGATCGGGCCAGACTTTCACGGTTGCGGTTACCACAGCGGTTACAGGCAACCTAGGTCAGTACAGATGGTCGATGCGTGACATCTCAGGTGGGGGCTCTAGCGTGATTGCTATGGGCGTTCTAACCGTTCAGGAGGCTGCAAGCAATGTCTAGGCTATGTCGATGCGGAAAGATTGTGAAGGATAGGTGTGACTGCACCGGAAAGCGTACCAAGCCAACCGGAACAACAACCCAAGCCGGTTACGATCAGGTGCATCGATTGGCATCGGAGCGGTATAGGGCAGAGCATCCATTGTGCGAGCGGTGCATCATGCTCTACGGTGCGACAGGTGCTAAGCCATCAAAAGACATGCACCATATAGTATCGATCGCTAAGGCTCCTGAGAGACGCATGGAGCGATCCAATTGGCTTGCTGTGTGTCGAGAGTGCCACGAGGATCTAGAGGGCGACAGTGTGGCAGGCATGGCCGTTAAACGGTGGAGCGAGGTCAGTTACGATGCGATGCTCGAAGGGGCTCAGGGTATCCGGGGGTATCAAAATGTCTGATAGTACACGGCTCCGATGGCTCGCGATCTCAAACAAAACTATCCGCAAATTTGGCAATTCAGGCGATTGAGGCTCGATTTTTATGACCAAGGGTCGAAAACCACAAGCTACAGCGATCAAGATTGCTAAGGGTGCTTTCGTTAAGGATCCACAGCGACGCAACCACAACGAGCCTAGACCGCAACTAGGCGAGCCAACCATTCCCGAGATCGTTGAAGCAGATCCAGCGGCGAAAGCTCGGTGGCTTTGGGTTTGTGAACAATTGAGGTCGATGAACTTGCTACACGTTACCGATCAGGGATTGATCGCAGGGTATTGTCTTGATTACTCGATGATGCTTTCGCTTTGGGAAGCGATCAAGGGCGGTCGAGTCTCGGACATGACCGAGCGAGGAGGCATCACAACTAAGCCAGAGGCGAATCAGTTTCACAAGTTCGCTGATCGATGCCTTAAGCGTGAGGCTGAATTAGGCTTAACTCCATCGGCCAGAACAAGATTGCGAGCTCCACAAAAAGACGAGGAGGATCCGTTCCAAGAGTGGCTAGCGAGGGCAAGCGGTTGATAGCATCAGGCACGAGCCAACGAGTCGAAGAATACTGCAATGCGATTGAAAGCGGCGAGATTGTTGCTTGCGATCGTGTTAAGGATGCTGTACGCAGATACCGAATAGACTTAGAGCATCAACGCACTGATGACTTTCCGTATTACTTCGATGCAAAGCAAGCCGAGTTAGTTTGCGATTTCTTTCCGTTGGTCTTGCGTCACTCGGTTGGCGAATTCGCCGGTAAACCTTTGATCCTTGAAGATTGGCAGCTGTTTGGCTTGTGGAATATCTTCGGATGGAAGCGGATCGAGGACGGATCTCGGCGATTCCGCAAAGTCTATTGGTCGATGGCTCGCAAGAATGGCAAGTCAACGCTCGTTGCTGGCTTGTGTCACTTCTTGGCGATGGCTGATATCGATCCAAAGACTCGTAAGCCAGAAGCGGTCGGACAGATCCTTTTGACAGCTACCAAAAAGGAACAGGCAAACGTAGTTTACAGCGAATGCCAACGGATGGTCGATCAGTCTCAACCGCTCCAAAAGTACACCGACATTAAGAATGAAACGATCACGTTTAAGCACAACCTCAGCTACATTCGCAAGGTATCGAGCGAAAAGCCTTTTGACGGACTCAATCCTCATTGCGTCGTCATGGATGAGCTTCACGCATGGGGCGAGTACCATCGGAAGTTTTACGATACGATGGTCACTGGCTCGGCGGCTCGTTCGCAACCGCTCCACTTGATTATCACAACAGCCGGTGCTGACGATTCGCACTTGTGGCTTGAGGAATACAACTACGCCGTCAATGTCGTCAGCGGGATTCACTCGGACAACACGCTATTTGCGTTGATTTATGAGATCGACCAACAAGACGATCCAGGCGAAGAATCGAATTGGATCAAGAGCAATCCAAATTTAGGAGTGTCCGTCAAACTTGATTACTTGCGAGAGCGATGGAACGAAAGCAAAGCAACGGCACTAGGTCGCAATCGATTTAAGCGATACCACGGAAACGGCGTCGTTTCATCGACGGAAAAAGCCTTTGACCTAGCGGCGTTTGATCGATGCGTTGGCGTTCATTCGGATTGGAAAGATGCCGACGGTCTTGGGGCAGGCGTTGACCTTGGATCGAGAGATGACTTGGCAGCATACGCTCTTTGTGCCAGGTTTCCGGTCAGCGTTGACGATAAAGGCAAGGTCATTTATCGGTACGAAGTCAAGACTCGAGCTTTTATCGCAGCAGATTCAAAGCGTGACTTATCGGCGATGCCTTTTGCAGAGTTCATTCACTCGGAAGAATTGTTCAAGTGTGCCTATCCGATCGAGGATCTTACTGAGTCGCTGATTGAAGAAATTGAAGCCTTTGAAATTGATACGGTTGCATACGATCCATACAACGGTCAGCAACTAGGCGAGAAGCTTGGCAAGGTCGGAGCGACAGCGGCAAGGATGGCTCAAAACCAAGCCAATTTCAATGAAGCCATAAGAGACTTTATTCAATTGATGCAAGACGGTCGGCTAGTTTTTCAAGAGTCTCGATTGCTGCGATGGTGCGCGAACAATGCGATGATTTGCAAAGACCGGCAAGATCGATGGATGTTTGACAAAGCGAAATCAAAAGACAAGATTGACCCGATTGTGGCGGCGATAATGGCCTACAGGATTGCAAGTTTGCAGCCTGAGCGTTCGTCTGGTAAACTTTACATCACTTAGGAGCAACAGGGATGAGCTTAATTGGCGTGTTTGCTAGATGGATGGGCATTGACGACGACTCTTTTTCGAGTGGTCGCAAGGTCGGTTTGCGCGATGCTCTTGGAGTCCCTCCTGCTTGGTATGCTCACAACAAATTGACAGGTGACTTCGGGCGGTTGCCTATCGACGTTAAGCGAAGGGTCGGTGAAGGATCGATCAACGATACCGAGCATGATGGATATTATCTTTTGCGAGAGCAACCGAACAAGATCCAAGCCCCAACGACGTTCAAAGAACAGATGCTTAGTCATGCGTTGATGAAGGGCAACGGTCGAGCGGCGATCATCCGAACGAGTCGCGGTATCTCCGAGTTAATTCCAATGATGCCGGATTCGACTTGGACGATCATCTACGAGGGCGAAAAATACCATATAACCAAGCCGGAAAACCAGAGCAAAAGGGATCTTTTCGACACGTTCGACACTGACAAGAACGGATACTTAATCTTCCACGATAGCGACGTTTTGCACCTTACTGGCTTTAGTTGGGATGGCGTCGAAGGTCTCGGACTGCTTGACATTGCAAACGCAACATTTGCGACAGGTTATGAGGAAACGAGGTTTAAGCTTAACCAACTGCGTCGAGGATTTCGGGGCAAGTTGTTTCTTGAAGCACCTCCAGCAGCATTCCGCAAAGCAGAGGATGCGAAAGAGTTTATTGACGAATTCAATAAGATCGAAGCAGGCTCGGAGAATTCAGCAAAGGCTGGCTTGTTGCGTGAGGGTATCAAGGCCAATGCAGTCAGCATGAATAACAACGATGCACAGTTCGCAGCGTTGCAAAAGCTCACCCGTCAAGAGGTGGGGATGCTCTTTGGGCTCGAAGGAATGCCGGGCGATGGAGATTCGGTCAGCTACAACAGCCTGGAACAAAAGCAACTTGCGTATCTTCAGTGTCTCGATCATTGGTTGGTCAAGTTCGAGGAGCAATGCGATATCAAGCTACGGACTCCAAGAGAGCGACGATCTGGCGAAGTGTATTTCAAATTTAATGCGGCGGCTTTGTACCGTACCGACTTGCGAACGACGATGGAGAGTTTCAGCAAGGCCATTGCATCGCGGATTATGAATCCGAATGAATGCCGGGCTAAACTCGATCTCAATCCGTACGATGGCGGCGATGAGTTTATTAACCCTGCGATCAGTACACCAACGGGCGAACAGTCAGCCGATGAGGTCGAGGACAGCCCAGAGGATGAGCAAGAGGACGAACAAGAGGATTCGCAAGATTCTCGGAATGATCGAGCCGTTGAACAAATGCTTCGCGATCTGATTAAGACCGAAGGGAACAACGCCATCAACGCATCGAAAAAGGCTCAATTCGTCGCTTGGATCGGAAAGAACTATCCGCGATGGCAAAACAAGCTTGCCGACAAGATCGAAGCAATCGGGCTTGATCGAGATTTGGCAAGGATCCACTGCGAAAAATCGACCGAAATACTCGCAGCATTGGCCGTAAAACATGGTGGAAATAGCCTACAAAAGGCTGTCGAAACTGAGGTTAAATCGTGGGAAAACAGGGTTTTTGACCTGAAAGGGGCTCAAAAATGATCGAAGTACGCGCGGAAACGAACGAAATCCTTTTAAGTGGCATCGTCGGCGATGGTTGGGACGAAAACCCGATCACGCAAAAGGGCGTGGCTGAGGCTCTTAAATCGTTCGGGTCAAGCCCGGTTACAGTTCACATCAACAGCCCAGGCGGTTTTGCCGATGAGGGCATCGCGATCTATAACACGCTCAAAAAGCATTCTGGTGAAGTAACGACGGTCAACGATAGCCTTGCAGCGTCGGCGGCTAGCGTGATTTTCCTTGCTGGTCAGAATCGATTGATGGCTGACGGGTCGCGAGTCATGATCCACAGGGCGATGTCATTTGCGATGGGCAATCAAGACGACTTCGCAAAAGCGATCGCTGCGTTGAAAGCTTACGATGCTTCGCTCGTTGATATCTACTCGAAATACATGGCCGAAGAAGCTTCCAAGATCGAGCAACTAATGTCCGCCGAGACTTGGTACAATGTTGACGAGGCTATAGCGTCAGGATTGGCCACAGGTCGCGTCGAAAACGGCAAGAGGTACAAGAAGCCAAAGAACGCTTTCGACTCGGCGGCGGCGTTGCTAGCTCGCCAGAAGATGGCTCAGTACGCTCGACACTTGACAAGCAACAAGCGATAGCGTAAAGTGATTTCCGGCTGGCCAGAAGTGCCAACCACTCTGCAACTAATTAGCGGCAGTGACACACGGTTCAAAACGATTCAGTTTCCCGTGGCAGTCATGCCGCTATCTTGGTTTTTAGACTGCCACACAACCCACAAGGGCAGTCAGAATGAAGAGCGCAAAAGCGTTAGGCGAAGAAATCCAAGCCTTGCAAGCCAAGGTTCAAGCAATCCAAGCGGTCGCAACTCAAGAGGGTCGCGAATTGCTCGAAGAAGAGCAAACCGAGATCGATTCGATCCTCGGAACTGAGGGCAAAGCCGGTCAGATCGAAAACCTCTCGAAGCAGCGAGAGCGAGCGATCAAGATCGAGCAAGCGGTCAGCAACACGGTTCGCCAAGTGGTTGACACTCAACCTTCGGAAGTCGGCAATTTTAAGATCCCGGCAAAAGCCAAAGCGGTTCGACAGCTCAAAGCTTTTAAGGGGCCTGATGCCGAGCGTGACGCTTATGCTTCGGGTCAATTCATCAACGCGGTTCTTGGAAGCGACAAGTCGAAGCAATGGTGTCGCGATCATGGCGTTCTCAACGCAATGGGCGAAAACAACGATCTCAACGGCGGTTCTTTAGTGCCTGTCCAGTTTGAGAACAGCGTTATCAGCTTGCTCGAAGAATACGGCGTGTTTGCTCGGTACGCTCGCAATTACCCGATGACTTCCGACAGCGCAACCTTGCCTCGTCGCGTCGGTGGTTTGACCGCTTATGCAGTCGGTGAAAATGCCGAGATCACGAGCTCGGATGCCAGCGTCAATCAAGTAAATTTGACGGCTCGCAAGTTCGCTACGCTGACCAAGGTATCGAGCGAGCTTTCCGAAGATGCTGCAATCGCATTGGCCGACATGCTCGCAACCGAGATTGCTTACGCCCATGCGGTCAAGCAAGACTCTTGCGGATTCCTTGGTGATGGCTTGCCGACTTATGGCAGCATCGTAGGACTTGCAAACGTGCTTGCTGCAGGTTCGGTTTCTACCGCTGCGGCTGGTCAAAACACGGCTGCAGGATTGACGATTGCAGTCTTCCAAGATGCTGTTAGCAAGTTGCCTCAGTACCCTGGAATCCGTCCGGTTTGGTTCTGCCATTCGGCGGTCTACTGGAATGTTTTGGCTCGTTTGCAATTTGCTGCCGGTGGGAACACCGTGATGGATCTTGCAGGGGCCCCAATGCAACAATTTATGGGCTTCCCAGTGGTCTTTTCTCAGACGTTGCCAAGTTCCATTAGCGGCTCGACCAAGTTTGCCTACTTCGGCGATCTCGGTTTGGCTTGCACGATGGGCATGCGTCGAAGCTTGACCATCAAGTCCGATGCGTCGCGATATGTTGACTTCGACCAAATCGGAGTGTTCAGCAACATTCGATATGACATCAACATCCATGAGATCGGAACGGCTAGCGTTGCTGGGCCGATCGTTCAACTCAAGGCCGCTGCCTAATTCACAACCAATAAAAGAAAGTAGGTGATACATGAACGCACTTCAACACACTAAATGGGTAGCTGCTATCAAGCCAGGTGCATTGCTTGACAATGCAACCGCAACGGCTACCGTCGTTGATGCTCGCAATTGGGACTTCGTTACGATCGCTGTGACGCTCGGAGCAACTGACATTGCGATGAGTGCATTGAAGGTTCAAGCTTCCGACGCGTCAGGTGGGACATACGCTGACATTACCGGAGCGACATTCGACGGCGGGTCAGGTCTTGGCGGTGCTACCTTGGCACTCCCAAGTGCAACCGATGATGGCCAGGTCTGCTTGTTCCACATCGACATGCGAGGGAAGAATCCATTCCTCAAGGTCGTTGCAACCTTTGGCGATGGCACTTCCGGCGGTTACATCTCGGCTGTTGCTTGCCTGAGTCGAGGTAAGATTCCGCCGAGCGTTTCTTCGGATGTTGCAGACGGTGACGTTTGCATTGTGGTCTAGTCTATGGACTTGATCCTTTTGAAAGATTGGAATGGCCTGCCAGTCGGTTTTCGGCTGGTAGGCGTTCAAGCCGGTCAAGCGGAAATAATGATCCAGCGAGGTTTCGCAAGTGCGATTGATAGCGGAAGTAGTGACAAAGCCAACAGCCGAGCCGGTGACGCTCAGCGAGGCGAAAAAACAACTCGAAATCGCAACAAGCGACACTAGCCACGATATGCACCTTTCAGCATTGATCGGAGCGGCTCGGGAGCAGTGGGAGCACGATACCGACAGCGTGACTTGTTTCCAGACGCTTCGTTTGCGAGTCGCTTCGATCTTCGACGGGTTTAAGTTGCTCAAGAGCCCCATTCATTCGATCACCTCGATCCAATACTACGACGGCAACAACACGCTACAAACTTGGGCATCGAATCAGTATCAGTTGCATGTCGATCAAATTAGGCTTGCCTACTTGGTCACCTTGCCTGTGTCGGCCAGTCGTTGGGACGCTTGGCAAGTCACCTACAAGGCGGGACACTCGCAAGACGGGCAAAGCGTGCCTGAAGCAGCTAGGGCGGCGATCTTAATGCTAGTTGCTCATTACTTTGAGAATCGCGATATGGTTATGTCGGATGCTCTGCAAACCATGCGACCATACGAAATGCTGGTGCGTCGATTCATGAGGGCTAGCTACCCATGAGCGGATCAGGACGACCAAGTAGGCACAGAGTCGGCGCGATGCGACATCGTTGCACGATCCAGCAAGAAACGACAACGCAAGATGCAAGCGGTCAACCTATTGTCAGTTGGTCAAACTATGTCGTTAATGAGCCTTGCGAATGGAATCCAACGAGCGGCATCGAGAACATGCGAGGCCGTCAATTGGAGGCAGGAACAAGGGCGGTTTTTATTGTTCGTTACCGATCAGGCTACAACACTCAAATGAGCGTGCTCTTTGAGAACGAGCGGTACGGAATCACGGCGATTAACCGCGTCGATGGACTTCGCAAGTACCTAGAAATTATTTGCTCGGCGGTGCTGTAATGGGAACAACCATTGAAATCGATGAAGCCTTGATTAAAGCGGTCGATGCGATCCCTTTAACGCTTCGCAATGGGCCTCTAGGCAAGTGTCTCGGGGCGTTTGGCGAAACGATTGCAAGAGCCTGCAAATCGCAAGCTAGGAGCTCTCGGGGCGGTAGTCGGCTCAAGTGGTCTAAGAAGTACAAAAACAATCCTGCATTCCAAAATGATTCGCGGGATCACTTTGGACATAAGGTCATGCGAAACGGTTTGGCTGTCTATGTTGGTGCGACATACCCGAAAGGCAACAAGCAACAATTTGTGATGCCTATCAAACGCGGGACAAGCTACCAAAGGAATCTATGGGGCAAGCCAGGGCAATCGATCCTAAGAATCAGCAGGAAGGGAAAAACCTACACAACGACAGTTAGAACCAAGCCACAAACCGCCGACTTTCCGATTCAAGATCGAGCACCCGTCAAGGCTTTCGACATTACGAAATCACAAGCTGGACAAGCTTTCATGGACGAACTACAAAAGCAAATCAAGGAGCTTCGCCTTGGCTAGAAATCTACAACTCACATCGAAAGTAACCATTGCATCTAGCGGAACCGTTTCAAGTTCATTAACGCTCGAAGGCGGTCGAACGGTGTTTGCACTCAGAACGCCAACAGCGTTGACAGGCACTACGTTTACCTTTCAAGCTTCTGACGATGCAAACAACTTCTACGATCTCTACAACGGATCAACGCAATATAGTGTGACAGTTGCGGCATCGCGATTCATCGCACTAAATACCGAAGTCATGGCCGGTGTTCGATACCTAAAGGTGGTCAGCAATTCGGCTGAGGCTGCATCTCGGGACATCATCGTAATCAACGGGGAGTTGTAATGTCGGCGATCGGCGAAGCATTACGGACAAAGCTACTGAGTTACAACGCGGTATCAACGCTTGTTGGTCAGCGAATGTATCCTGATGCACTCGTCCAAAATGCTCAACTGCCTTCCATTGTTTACTACGTCACTTCGACTGAACGAGATCACGCTATCGACGGTGTAACCAAGTCGGCTCATGCCCGAGTGACCTTCGATTGCTACGCAACTACTCGGCGGGTCGCAAGTTCAATAAGCAAAGCGATTCGCGAAACCGGAATTGATTTTTTTCGCGGTACTGTTGACGGTTACTCATTTGCAGGAATCGATTTCGACAGTGCTGACGAATACCTAAACGACACTCCAACCGATGGAAACCAAGAGCATCGGTATTTGGTTAGCTTCGATCTCTTGGTTCACTACGGGGAGCCCTAGACATGGCTGCATTGACTGTACCGACGACTGGACTTGGAGCGACCATTTCCGGGACTGGCTTGATTACCACCAAGCTTAAGAGAATTGGCGAAATGACCATCGGAGTCGATCAACTCGAGATTACCGACTTGGGAGCGGCTGGATTCGAGTTGCTTCGCCCTTCGGATCTTCGCAAGAATCCAGAAGTCGAAGTGGAATTCTATTGGCTCGGATCTTCGATTCCTTTTACCACGGCCATGATCCCATCGGCTGAGCCATACGCTGGCATTTCGGTGACGATCACATTGCCCGGTGCTGGATCTTTCCAGGGGACTGCGTTCGTTAAGTCGGTCAAGACTCCGACGCTTGAAAAAGGCACGATCATGACCGGAAGCTACACGCTCCAATTTGACGGTGCAACAGATATCACTTTCACGGCTGCTTAATAGGAGCGAGCATGTTTACTTTGGTGCGACAGCAAGGATATTCGGTTGACGGTCGATTGAAAGACCTCAACCAGTTCCAAATCGGCGTTAATGGTGTTTTGGTGGGCTATTTGCCTTTCGGCAAGGTGGCTCAGATTCAAGCTTTGTTTCAGTTTCCGCATGATGCGTTGACCGACGACGAATTGACCTCGATTGCTTTACAAGCCGAACAGGTTCAAGGCTATCCGGTCGAAGTGCAACGGCCAGAACAGCACTCCCGCAAGTTTTACGAGGATGCTTTGGAAGCGATCGCCAAGGAGGAATCGGAAGATGAGTAACATTGAAGATGAATTCTTCGCATTGGTCGAAAGGCCACTGAATACCAAGCCGGTGCTAGTCAATGGCAAGGAATATGTTTTGCACGAACTGTCCGAAGGTGATGCGGCTGAAATGGAAGTCGCAATGCAGGACAAGAAAGGCAAATACGAATGGTCTCGCCATCGTCGCGTTCTAGTCTCGTATTGCCTGCGAGACAAAGAAGGTAATCGCGTTATTAGCGATCCTGACAGGCTCAAGAGCGTGCCAAATCAGATCGTCGGCAAGCTTTACGAGGACTGCCTTGCGTTGTCCTCATACAACGCCAAAGAGATTGAGGACTTGGTAAAAAAATCCGATCCAGCCCAAGGCTAAAGGTTGCCTTTCGGCTGGCGTTGGCTTTTGGCATTGCGGATCCGCTCCGGTGGGTTCGCTCGATGCCTGCGGGACAGTTAAATCAGTGGGTCGCTTGGGACAAAGTTGAGCCAATGGGGGAATCTTGGTTGCAGACAGCGACATTGGCACATGCAACGCACTTAGATCTATTCGTTCGAGCCGGTAAAGATTGTCCAGAGATCGAGGAGTTTATGCCTGCTAGGTACGCTCGAAAGAAAGTCAGCCTCAAATCGATTTTGATGGATGGCATGGATACCGCAAAAGAGATGGCTGGACAGGTCAAGGCAATGTTTGGATTTGGAGGTAATTAAATGGCTCAAACCATCAACATTGCAAACATCAAGATCGGCATGGACGTAGACGAGCTCAAGAAAGGCGGCATGTTTACGCGCGGAGAGTTGGCATCGATTACAAAGCTTGCTAGGGAATCGATCGATCCGTTTGATCGCTACGCAACGGAGATGGAAAAGCTTCAGCGGGCCTACAATGCAGGCGGTTTGAGCGCCGAACGTTTCGCAGCAATCCAAGACACTCTTTCCAAAAAGCTTGGCGTATCGATTCCGGTTCAGAACGTCGCGACATATTCGCAAGCGATCGAGCAACTACGCATCAAGGTTGCAAACGGGTCGATGACGACCGACGAATTCAAACGAGTGCAAGCAAACTTGCAGGCTCAACTAGGGCAGACTACCAGAGCCGTCAACGAGCAAAAGGCTGCAATCACAAACCAGCAATCGGCAATGAGTTCAATCAAGAATCTAGCGATGACTTACGCTGGCCTAAGTGCTGCGGTTTCGGCGGTCAAAACATCGGTCAAGCTTGCTGCCGAAATGGAGCAAACCAAGGTAGCCTTCGGAGTTATGACAGGCTCGGCGGCTCAAGCGACCAAGCTGCTCAGTGACTTCAAAGCACTTGACATTGAAAGCCCGATTAACTTTGCGGACTTCTCAAGAGCAGGGAAAACTATGCTTCAATTCGGCGTTCAAGCCGAAGCACTTCGCCCGACACTTAGCAGGCTTGCAGCGATCTCTCTTGGTAATGCCGAGCAGTTTCAATCGTTGGCATTGGCATTTGGTCAAGTGCAAGCCAACGGTCGGCTAATGGGTCAAGAAGTCTTGCAGATGGTCAACGCTGGTTTTAATCCTTTACAGGAAATCAGCAGGACGACCGGAGTTAGCATGATCGAGCTCAAGAAGCGAATGGAAGACGGTGCGATTAGTGCTCAAATGGTGGCAAAAGCATTTGAGACGGCAACGAGCGAAGGCGGTCGATTCTACGGCATGAATCAGCAACTTGAAGGCACGATGTCAGGTCAGTTTGCAAAACTGGAGTCCGAAATCAAGGCGGCATCGATCGCACTTGGTACGGCATTGATACCGCTCGTTCAGCAGTTGACCGGATTGCTCAAGGATGTTGCATCAAGTGCGACATCTGACGAAAAAACAGTTGGCGGTTACTTCATGTTCTTGGCTGAAAAAGCATCTACTGGATTTGCGGCGATGACGAGCGGACTTCGGAACATGACAGCAGAAACGATGCTTTCTAGCATAAGCGTAACGGGCATAGTAAGCAATTTGCTTTCTGGCCGTCGCGGTGCGTTGGATGACTTTTTAGATTCGCTCGACGATCAAGAGGAAGCAGAGCTTGACGCAGCAGCAGCATCGATCAGAGCCGAAGCGATGAAAGCGGAAGCAAAGACCAAAGCCAATGCGGAAGCAATCGCGATGGCCGAAGCAGCGGCGAAGCGTGCTAGCGACGAAAAGGCTAGGCTGTCAGAGCTCGAAAAGTCTACAACGCTTTACAAGGAGACTGGCAAAGCTATGTGGGATCTCCGCGAAGAATTTGACAAGCTAACGCTAGGCGAACAGGCAGCACTTGAGGCGAAGCAAAAGCGAGCCGGTTGGATGGATCAAGACATCGAGCGGTATCGACTGTTTAAGAACAGGGTCGATGAGGCTCGCAAGGCTCAAGAATTGGAAGCGGACGCGGCGAAGCTTAAAGAGGAAATGACGAGTCCTCAAGAAAAGCTTCAAAAGGAATTGCAACGATTGGAAGCAATGAAAGCACTCGGGCCAGATAAAGGAATCAATCAGCAACAGTTCGACGCTCTTTCAATGCGAGCGGCTGAAAGATTCCAGTCCAAGGAGGATATCGCTAAAGATATCGCTCCTGCGCTCAAGGCAGGCACCAAAGAAGCGTTCCAGTTCGTTCAGCGTGAAAACCTTCAGGCCAAAGAGAAAGCCGAGCAAAAGAAGATGCAAGAGCAATTGCTTGCTGAGGCCAAAAAGGCAAACGAACTTGCTGCGAATGCTCCACGTTTAGCACTTGCGAGGTAATCATGGCAAATGAACTAGTCGGTGCAGAGCTTCGCAAAGGATCCGGTTTTTGTCGCAAGGGTCAAGGCTTTCAACTGATCTTTGGTGAGACTTGGAACTACAGGGTAAAGACCGATCAAGTTACAAGCAACCGCTTTGATATTCTTTACAATACTCCTGGCCTACCTCGGGCCGGATTGCTCTACGGGCAACTCAATCTTGTTTGCGACGAGGTTTCATGCGAGCGGGAAGAAAAACACGCCCTGTACTGGAATGTAACGGCTCGATTTCAAACGGGATCGGAAGAACAAAAACAGAACCAAGAGCAGAACCCAGATCCTGCAACATGGATACCGGTCTTTCGGATCGATTCGTTTACCACCAAAGAAAAGATCCTCAGTAAGGATCGAAGCAACCCGGCTAAATATCCGGTCAACAGTGCAAAGACTCCATTCGATACGCCACTGACCCAAACCAGTTCGCTCTGTCAATTCTCGTTCGTTCAGTTCGAGGATGCTGGGCAAAAGCTAAAAGACTTCTTGGATAGAAACGACACTGTTAACCAATCGAGTTTCGACGCTATCGGCCAGGTGTTCGCAGCTCGCACGTTGCTCTTAGAGGTGCAAGAGGCGGAATTAGGTTCTTATGCTGGCTACTCTGCTTGGAGGGTCAAATACAAGGTCACCTACGATCCAGACACACATGACGAGGTGCGAGCCGACATTGGGCCATTTTATCTCGATGGTGGCAACCGCAAGCGGTACATGGATGACACAAATACATTCCCGATGGTTGGGCCTCTAAACGGATCTGGGGCCAAAGCGACTGACCCGGCTGAATTGTCGTTTCGGGTCAAAAAAGAAATCAACTTCTCATCGTTCATCAGGACATCATAGCATGGCCAATGAAACGCTTTACGCTTTCAACGAGTCAGACAGTCAAGCTTTGCTTCAAAGCATCGGAGGCAAGGCCTCAGGCGGTCAGAATGCAAACGATCATGTTTCGACGGCTGATACTATTTTGGCCTTCGCGACTAGCAACCTGACTGCAAGGGTCGGCAATACGCTTGGGACAGGAACAGCGAAGGCCAAACAGATTTCATCGACAGCGGTGCTAAGTGACCTTTTCGACATCAACGTGGTAAATCCTGCGGCATCGGTAATCGTCAGCGGGTCGGTGCTGATCTGTTTTCGTGTTGGGTCTCGTTGGGTCGCTGTGGAGATTTGCTAGATGAGTTGTTTCGGTAAGTGTGGTTGCGGTTGCTGTCTTGATCTTGAGGACATGCCATACACTTCGGTCTCGTTAATTTCACCAGTTGAAGATTGCGAAGGCGGTGGAGGTAATCCTGGCGGCGGTGTTGGTGCTGGTGTTGGCGAAGGTGAAGGCGATCCAGAGCCACCATCGGCTAGTTTTTCGCAAGGCGCTTGCTGCTTTATTGCCGACTTCAGTTTGTCATGCCAGCCATACTCCGAATACTGCGGATTATGGGCATCGCAGCATATCGAGTACGGATACGCAATCGACACTTACAAGCCACTAGCAAGCTATCGCGAAACATCAGGGGCTCACGAATGCCCTTGCATCAAGGTTCAAACGGAACGCATCGATGTTGATCGAACAGACAAGATTTATTGGGTTGGTCGGAATAAACTTGTCGGCTTGCGAGTGCATGTTGGCAAGGTAAACGTGACCTGCACAGGACAAGAGCAGGCTTGCAAGTTCTATGTTGCGGTAACTTACATTTTCGAGACATGCGACTACGCACTGCTTTGGAGTGGAGGTGTTTCGCAGTGGCCGGAGTTCACCAGTTCGAGGCAATGCACAGGTCACTACAAAGACGGATCTTGCAGCTTTACCTCAAGCTTTAGCGAATCGTCAACGGTGAACAATTGCACCGATCTTTTGGCTCAAGATCCTTGGGGATTCTGTAATGCACTTGATCGGATCTACATCAGCAGAATCAAGCTTTATGATACGCTACCGACTGGCCAGGTCACGATCACAAATGCCGATTTACCGCCGGTCTCTTGTTGCGGTGGGTCAACTGGTTGCACTGTATCGGGTAGCCCTTGCGGTCTTAGTCTTGTCTCCAATTGCGTCGGCAATCTTCCGATGTATGACGGGCCGCCGATGGACTACTTTTGCCAAAAAGCCACAGGGCCAGAACCTGTTAATCCGCCAGGGTCGCCACCATATCCGGACAACTGCGAAATCACTATAGGATGCCCAACGATAAAACCAAAAGAAGAAATTCAAGGAGGTTGCGAAGGGTATGTTTTCCATGAGCAATCTGGATGTTACCGTCGAGAGTTTTTGGAAACTCAATCATACCCAGGATTTGATCAGTTGGTTTGCGGATACTGCGACACTGATGCAGGCAGGATTTATTATGTCGTCGCGGCTGGAGTCGCTTTCCCATGCGGTCAGGATCTTTGCTTAACTGGAGAATGCTGCATCGACTTGACATTGCAGACAACCGAGCCCTGCCAGGAATTTGCGTTTGCAGGTAATTCGCTATGCCAAGTCGATATCGTCGATTACACCTGTCAAATCGATCCAGTTCAAACATACGAAACGGGTGCATTCTGCTACAACTTACCCTCGGTCACGATTGAACTAACATGATCGAGCGAAATACTAGATTCATTTACCCAAGCGAAGCACCAAGGCCACCAAGCAGGCTCGACCATTTTTCGTATGAGCAAAGACCGATTGAGAATCCTTGGATCGCTTTGCATGATGGCACAGTATTTGACGCAAAGAGCCTTGCCGATTGGGAATTGATCATCCCTCAATACGGATGCCCATGCAAAGCATTCTATCGGGCATGGAAAGCCGAAAACGCTCCCGACTTCTCAAGCCCCGAAGCCTTTTTCGCCTGGGGCGTTGCACTTCATAACGCAGTCAACGCGAAGCTTGGCAAGCCACAAATCACGCTAGAGGAAGCTTACTTAATTTGGAGGAAAGACGATGCCGGGATCACCAAAAACAGCGGGACGGATCTATCTTGAAGAACTCTGCAGAAAGTTTCCCGACGCATCAAACATTGGGCTAGCCAAGCGAGCCAAGCAAGAGCGACCGGAAACATTTACCTCAATTGATAATGCACGAAGCATGGTTCGCACAATTCGAGGTGCAATGGGCAAACGAAGTAAGAACCAAGCAACGCAACCAAGGCCCAAAGGTAAAGCCGGTCAAGTCCCGAAGATGCCACCATCGCTAGCAGAGGCTTGGGAACCTGTCCAGGTCAATGCTAAACGCATCGCGATTATCTCCGATGTGCATATCCCGTATCACTCCGAAGTGGCTTTTGGTGCAGCGGTAAAGCGGCTTAAATCGATGAAACCAGACTGCTTGCTAATCAATGGGGACTTCGCGGACTTCTATCAAGTCTCAAGGCATCAACGAGACCCGAAGCATCGGCGGTTTTCGGAGGAATTGAAATCAGTCGTTGAAGGTCTTGAGTGGCTCAGGTCGGAGTTCCCGAAGATCCGCATCGTCTACAAGCAGGGCAACCATGAGGAGCGATGGAATGTTTTTATCTACAATCGAGCCCCTGAAATTTATGATTTAGCAGAAGTCCAGATACAAGAGCTAACGCAATGCAAGCGGCTCGGCATCGAGATGATCGGCGATCAACTTCCGATCATGCTTGGAAAGCTTCCGGTGCTTCACGGTCACGAATTAGGGCGGTCGATCTTCTCTCCGGTCAACCCTGCTAGAGGTGCATTCCTCAGAACGCATCACACGGTTCTAGTCGGACATAGCCATCAAACCAGCGGACACGCTGATACCGATATGTTCCACAGCGAGACGTTTGTTTGGTCAACGGGTTGCTTGTGCGATCTGACTCCAGCGTATGCGCGGGTAAATCGTTGGAATCACGGTATGGCTTTCGTCGAGGTTGCCAACGATGGCTCTTTCAATGTTGCGAATTTCCGAGTTAACAAACATGGAGAGGTTCGAGGTGCTTAGATGGATAACTTTCGAGCCCTTCGCGATGCACTCAAGCAAGCCAACCCAACGATCAGCGTCTCGGTCAGGCGTTGCAAGATGCCTGCGGGATTGCTAGGCGATTGCCGACGCAAGAGCGATCATTTTCTAGTGCGAGTCTCAAACGATCAACCGATGCAGGGCCAAGTCGATACACTTGTCCACGAATTCGCTCACGCCATCGCGTTCATCGAGTGGGAAGAAACCGGCCAACACGGGTCGATTTGGGCCAGTGCTTACGCCGATTGCTACCGGATCTACGAAAAAACGGTTACCGGCTGAAAATTCTCTTGATCTTTTTTCCCTGCGTTTTCGTTGGTGAAACGCATCTTTTAGGGGAATCCTATCAATCTTTTTTTCGGAAATCCTCTTGAGAATTATTTGGCGTGGCGATAATATACACACGTCAGGCAACTGAGACCTGACGGAAACCCAAACGGAGATTAGTAAGATGAACGCAGTAGCAATCAGCTTGGTAGTACACGCAAACAAATTTGATTCAGCAATCTTGGAAGTAATCAAGGAAACCGAAAAAGCGTATCAGGTGCGAAACGTAGATTGCGGTCGGATTTGCTGGGTTCCAAAAAGCGGCCTCAAGGCGTACAAACCAGGTGTCGCTACCTACGAGAATGAATACGAGGTTGCAAATTGGTTCTGGTCTAAGATGAACCTGATGCAAGAAAAAGTACTTAACATCAGCGAATAACCAACTGACGAGCCGGGAACGGCGAAACCCTTCGGGGTCTTGGTTTCAACACTTTTTCGGAGATTAGTAAGATGAACGCAAACATGATCCATGCAACGCTCGAAGCTTGGGAATCTGTGGGTCATTTGTTTTTGTCGGACAGGTTGTTTCTCGATGCTGACAAGGCTCTTGAGGATGCTGTAACCGAAGCAATCAAAAACATCGACGGTGTTGAGGATTGCTACAGCG